CAGCTTTGCTATGATGAGCGCTGTTAGAGGTGCTATCTGGGCAAGTGAAGGTAATAGTGGACAGATACTGTGTTGCCGAGAACATTTAAACTCACTTGATGACTCATCACTGGCAGAGGTAAAAGCTGCAATACTTGGTAATAAATGGCTAACTAGCTGCTACGATGTTGGTGAAAAGTTTATAAGAACAGCAGACCATTTGCCCGGTAGAATAGATTACACGTTTGCTGGATTAAGGCATAATCTTGAAAGCATTAAGTCAAAAGCGCGTATTATGCTGTGCTGGGTAGATGAAGCTGAACCTGTTAGTGAATTAGCGTGGGCAAAGTTATTGCCTACAATACGTGAAGTAGATTCTGAAGTATGGGTAACATGGAACCCTGAGAGAAAGAACAGCGCAACAGATAGGCGTTTTAGACTAACACCGCCAGCTGGCAGTAAAATAGTAGAAATGAATTGGAAAGATAACCCTTGGTTTAACAGAACCCGGTTAGCTAGCCAAAGATTAGAAGATCAAGAAAAACGACCAGACAGCTATGAATGGATTTGGGAAGGCGACTATGCAAGCGTGCATGAAGGTGCGTATTTTAGTAAGTTACTAGCTAACGCCAAACGTGAAGGCCGCATAGTTGATATGTTACCAATAGACCCGGCATTGCCTGTATATGGTTTTCACGATATTGGTGGCTCTGGCGCTAAAGCTGATAGTTATACTATTTGGTTGGCTCAATTTGTAGGTGATTGGATAAACGTGCTAGATCATTACATAGCACAAGGTCAGGTGCTAAGTTATCACATCAATGAGATGCGTAGACGATGGCCACACGCTATAATGCAGCTACCGCATGATGGTGTAAACGAGAACAGCTGGACAGGTAAAAGAGTGGAAGATCACTGGAGAGATGGTGGGTTTGAGGTGTTAAAACCATTGCCAAACCAAGGCAAGGGCGCAGCGATGCAACGTGTAGAAGCCGTAAGACGCATATTGCCTAAATGTAAGTTTGTAAAAGATAAGACTGAAGCCGGGCGTGCTGCATTAGGATGGTATCACGAAAAAAGACCATCAGATGGTAGAGATGTAGGACTAGGGCCAAACCACGATTGGTCATCACATGATGCTGACAGCTTTGGGTTAATGGCGCTAATGTCAGATAAATTTAAAATAAAGAAGGCAAAGCCGTTGGTAATGCCTAATTACGGAAGTGCAATATAATATGCTAAAATATGATAACGATTTAGGCGTAGATGATTCAAATAACACTGCAAGCGGTGTTGATGATGCTGGCAATGATGATTTGCTGTCAATGGTACGTGCTGAGTTTTCACAAAGCATTGGTATGTCACATGATAGCGATTTAACGTCATCAAGAGAAATAGCGCTGCGTTACTACAATGGAGATGTATTTGATGTATCTGTATTTGGACAGCGTAGTAAGACTGTAAGCACAGACATAGCAGATAACATTGAGGCAGTGTTGCCTGACTTAGTTGACGTTTTATCCGGGGAAGATGTTGCTGTGTTTCAACCTGTAGGCATTGAAGATGAGGAAGCTGCCCAACAAGAAACAGATTATATTAATCATGTTTTCTTTGAGCAAAACAACGGCTTCCAAATATTATACGACGGCATTAAAGAAGCGCTGTTATTAAAAACAGGTATATTTCGTTGGTACTGGGAAGAAGATACGTACTTAGACACTAAAAACTTTGACCAGCTAGATGGCCTTGGCTATATGACTTTGCTAGATCAAGGTTATCAATTAACGGAAGGCGTTGTAGAGGAAATCGGTGAAGATCAGATATTGATAACAGGCGCTGTATTTAGTAAAGAGATAACTAAAGGACAGGTTAAGGTTGAAACAATTCCAAGCGAGCGCTTTGCTGTTGGCAGAGATACAGTAAGGCTTAGAGATGCAGCGTACTGCGTTGCCCAAATTGAAACACGAAAACAAGATTTGTTAGATAAAGGTTATGACCCGGAGAAGGTAAACAACCTAACTAATGTTGACGCTATGGACAATGAAACCATAGCTGATGCTAGAGATGTTGACACCATTGATGATAACTACAGCAACAGCATTGGGCCAATGCAGCAAGTTACAATACTTGAGCATTACATCCGTGTTGAAGGCCAGATAAAACGATTAATTACAGATTATGACAGCACTACAGTTTTAAGTGTAGAAGATGCGCAGTATATACAATACTCAAGCATTTGCCCATATCCAATGCCGCACAGGTTTTATGGATTGTCATTAGCTGACAAGCTTATTGAAGTGCAACGTGTAAAAACAGGCATACAACGTCATATGCTAGATGAATTGTCATTTAGCCTTAACCAACGCATGGAAGTATCAGAAGATGGTGCAAACGAAAACACTATATCTGATTTGCTTAACAACACGCCCGGTGCGCCGATACGATCACGCAATGGCGGTGCCGTAAGACCAGTTAGGCTGGCTGGCAGTGGTTTTGATTATTTGTCTGCATTAGAAACAGCAAATGTCATGGCAGAGCGCCGCACAGGTATAATGCGCGGTGAAACAGGTATGAAAGCTGACACATTGCACGATACTGCATCGGGAGCGCTTACAATGTTATCTGAGGGCAAGAAACGTACAAGACTGATGGCACGTATCTTTGCTGAAGGCGGCATCAAAGATATGATGCTAGGCATACATTGCTTGATCAAAGAATATGCAACAGAAGCTGATTATGTAAGGCTTAGAGGTAAATGGACACAAGTAGACCCTACAAAATGGGGTAGACGTAACGACATGACTATTGAGATTGGTGTTGGCGCTGGTGGTAAACGACAAGAGGCTATGTTAGCGCGTGAAGTTATCAACTTACAGGCACAAATTGTGCAGCAACAAGGCGGTGCGCCAGAAGGCTCACTAGCAACACCGCAAAGCATACACGCTGCTTTAGTTAGGTTTGCAGAGAAAGCTGGTATGAAAGCGCCAGAGATTTACTTCCCTGCACCACAAGAAATGCCTAAAGATGGGCCACCACCACCAACTGATGCACAAGTTAAAGCACAAGCTGATGCGCAAGCTAAACAGCAAGAGATGGAACTTAAAAAATACGAGATAGACAGTAAAATGCAGTTGGAACGTGAAAAGTTAGCGCAAGCTGATGCTATTGAGCGTGATAAGCTAGAGCGTGAAACAGCACTGGCTATTGAGATGCGCAAATATGAACTACAAATGAAAGAAAAGATGTCATCATTTAGACCGGGAGGTAGTTTAATTACATGACCAAAAAGGACAAAGCAGAAGCAAGTGCGCATGCAGTAGTAGCAAAACGTGAATTAAAGCTGACAACCGCAGCACTAAAAAACATGGAAGAAACAGCAATAGAAAACTTGCTAAAAACTAAACCAGAGGAAGAACATAAAAGACGTGAACTTATAGCGCTTATCAATGTGTGCCGTGAGATTCCACGTAAACTAAACAACTACATTGACACTCATAAGATTAACCAAGAAGGAGTCTAAAAAATGAGTAATGAAGCCCCCTTAAGTATCGACCAAGCCGTAAGCGAGCTAACACAGTTAGAACCGCCAAAGCCTGAAGAAGCAGAAACTACAAATGCTGTAGAAGAAGTAGAAACAGAAGATACTGAACTAGATGGTGAACCAGAAACCATCGATGCTGACGAGGAGCCTGACGATAGCGAGGTCAACCTTGAAGATGAAGAAGTTGAGGAAGTTGAAGCGGAAGAAGATGTTCCGTCAATCGATGCACCCCAATTCTGGACAGATGGCGCAAAAGATGTTTTTTCATCACTGCCCGCTGAAGCACAATCTGTTATTGCAGATGAAGTTAAGCGGTCACAAGCTGAAACAACTAGAGCGCAACAAGCTGCGGCTGAAGCTACCAAGCAATCAGTACAGCGCATGGAAGAACTACACAATGTAATTGAGTCAGTGCATACTGAAACAGCTACGTTGGATAGATTATTCGATCAGCGTTGGAAAGATGTAAATTGGGTAGAGATGTCACAAAGAAACCCATCTGAATACTTGCAAAACAAAGCGTTGTTTGAAGCTGAGACGCAAGCCTTAGAGGTTCACAAAGAATCTGCGGTCACTGCGCAAAAAGAATATGAACAACAGATATTGCAAGAAAACTTTGCAAATGCACCTAAGTTATTCCCAGATTTATTAGATGTTGTGAAAGGCCCAGAGATACAACAAACATTGACTAAGACGTTGTTATCACTTGGCGCGACACCTGAAGAACTCAGATTTGCAAAACCCGGAATGTTAGCTCTGGCCTATGATGGTATTAAATACCGGGATAGTCAGAAGAAACTTTCAAAAACTAGCGCAAAACCTGTGCCCAAGGCAATCAAGTCAAAAGGCAAATCAGCAGGTAATGCAAATTCATTAAGAAAAGCTCGTGCTGCAAAGCGCTTCCACAAGTCTAATTCATTAGATGATGCTGTAGCGTTATTGTTATCGAGTTAGCTATCAACAGGAGATATTAAGATGGCTGCACCAACAAACACAATCGTACCAGCAGGTGTTGCTGGCAACAGAGAAGACCTCTCAAACCTCATTGAGCGCGTTGCTCCTGAGAAAACACCATTCTGCTCAAACATTAAAGGCGGCGGCGTAAAAGTTACTGCTACACGTCATGAGTGGCAAACAGAAACACTAGCAACTCCAGATGCTGCTTCAGCACAAGTTGATGGTGATGATACTACATCATTCGAAGCTAACACAAGAACTCGTGTTGCTAACCGCGTACAAACTAAAAAGCGTGCGGTAGTTGTAGCTGGCATACAAGAAGCTGTTGACTCAGCTGGCGTAGCGTCAGAAATGGCTAGACAAAAGCTTATCAAAGGTATTGAGCTAAAGCGTGACTTTGAAGCACGTTTTATTGGTAACTTTGCTTCATCTGAAGAATCAGGTACAACTGGTCGTAAAGCTGCTGGTGCATTAGCATGGGCAACCTCAAACGTATCACGCGGTTCTGGCGGTGCTAATGGTGGATATAGCGGAACAGATTGTGCTGCTGCTACACCGGGTACACAGCGTACTTTTACTAAAGACATCATGGATGCCGTAATTCAATCTGGATTCAACAATGGCGCTACATTCTCACAAATCTACATGAGTGCCGCTCACAAAGCTACATTCTCAGGATTTGCTGGACTTGCAGCTAACCGCTATGAAATCAACGGATTAGATGAAGGCGTAGTTGTTGGCGGTGCAGACGTTTATCTGTCTAACCACGGCAAAATGACTATAATACCAGTACAGTATGGCCTAACACGCGATGCTCTATTCGTAGACCCATCCATGTGTACATTAGGTACATTACGCTCACCACGTTATGAAGAACTATCCAAAACTGGTGACAACGAAAAAGGTCAAATCCTTGGTGATATGACACTTATCGTGAAGAACGAAAAAGGTCTAGGCGTAGCCGCAGACTTAACCTAGTATTAGGTAACGAATGGGGGTTGGCATTTGCCAGCCCCTACATATACAGGAGAAAGATATGCCAAAGGCAAAAGCAGCACCAAAAATTAAAGCTAAAGTAAAAGATGATCGCGTTGAGTGTATAGTCACTAAAAAAGGCGGCATAGCACAAATAAGAACAGGTAAATCAAGCGCAGATGGTACTGAGTTATGCTATAAAAAAGGCGATATCTTTAAAACAGACGCAAAACAGGCTAAACTGTTAGAGAATAACGACCTAGTTGTTGCAAGAGATTAACATGAGTAGTTTTAAACCATTTTCATATGATGCAGCTACAGGCATTAAGCACAGCCTTGCAGTTGATAACACAACTGATGAAATGTATGTAAAAACAGAACAAGATGTGACTAAAATACTAGATAGCAACAAGCGACAACAATATGATGCAAAAGGCACACTAGGCAAAGCTGATTTAGTTAAAGTTGGCACAATACCATTAGGACTAATACAGCATTGGAAAGCAACAGAAGGCATTGATGTGTTTAATCAAGACCATTGGCCTAAAGTTGTAGAAAAATTAAACAGTAATGAATTTCAAGCATTGCGAGTAGCGCAGTTTAAGGTGTAGTTATGGCATTTGCAAATCTAGGCGAATTAAAGACAGTTATAAATGACACGTTAAATCGTACTGATTTGACTGCACAAATACCTAATTTCATTAAAATGAATGAAGAAAGCGTAAACCGCAAAGTCAATGTATCTGAGATGGAAGAATACACTGAGTTTACTATTAATGTAGGACAAACAACATTGCCTACAAACTTTTTAGAGATGCGTAATATACAGATGAAAAGCTCTGAATATCCATTACAGTATGTACCGCATAACTCATTAGATGGCATAGGCGCTGACTCAGGTATACCGAGATTTTACTCCATACAAGGCACTAAACTATTATTTTACCCATTTCCACCAGATGCTACTATTGGAATAATGAGGTACTTGGCTGAAGTAACGCCTTTAGTAAATGATGTAGATACAAATTGGTTACTAAGTAAATCACCACAAATATACTTGTATGGCACATTATTACACGCTGCACCATTTTTAAATGATGACAGCAGATTACCTGTCTGGGCTAGTTTGTTTGAAGATGCTGTTAGAGCATTGAACGATCAGGACAAGCGCAGAATGTCAGGAACAAAACCACAGATGATAAACGCAACAGCAGGATACTATTGATATGCCTACAACAACTAACTATGGCTGGACATACAACCTACCGAATACTGCACAAGACACATGGGGCGGTGATTTAAACAACACGCAAATAGCGATTGATGCGCAAGTTAAAACTAACGAAAACCTAGCTAACACTAAAGCGCCAATAGCAAGCCCTACATTTACAGGCACAGTTACAGGGCCGACATTTGTTGGTAATCTAACAGGCAATGTGACAGGCAACGTAACAGGTAACGTAACGGGCGCTGTAACAGGTAATGCAACGTCAGCAGATAAATGGTCTACTGCAAGAACTGTTACACTAACAGGCGTTGTTACAGGTAGCGTAGCATTTGACGGCACAGGTAATTTTACATTAGCTACATCTGTTGGCACAATAGCAGACGATACACTAACAATAGCGCAAACAAGCGGTCTGCAAGCCGCATTAGATAGTAAAGTAGCACACGCAAGCGGCAATGGGAGAACAATAACCGTAGGCAATACAGCGCCTACAAGCCCATTAACAGATGACATTTGGTTTGATACAACGGCATAATGGCGATAAAAACTTATAACGGCACTGCATTTGCAGACGCAACAGCTAAGTATTACAATGGTAGTGCGTGGGTGGAACCTAGTAGTGGCGTTAAGCGTTGGAATGGCAGTGCATGGGAAGTTGTTTCTACTGCATTTGAAGCTACAATAACGCCTACACAATTATATGGTAATTCAATTTATAGTGACCCCTTGGGCGGTTATGTAGGGCAAACAAGCAGTCCAAATAACGGATATGCACAAGTAACAGTTACGGGTGGTAAAGCGCCGTATACATATACATGGCAATATGTATCTGGTATCTCTGACAGCACACAGATATCGCCACAAACAGGCACACAATATGCTACAAGATTTAGTTACAATAGTGTATTACAGGTAGGCAACGCTGTATACAGATGTCGTGTAACAGATGCCGATAGTAATGTAATTTATACAGATACAGTTACAGTGAGTTTTAGTTAATGTTAGTACCATTAAACATACCACCGGGTGTATACACCAACGGCACAGAATATCAATCTAAAGGCCGTAACTTTGATGCCAACCTTGTGCGCTGGCAATTTGGTGCATTGGGGCCAATGGGTGGCTGGAGGCAAAGAACAACTACAACTTTAAGCGGTAAAGCAAGACGTGTTATATCTTGGCGCGATAATAATAACCAAGTATGGGCTGCGATAGGAACAAACAGCCATTTGTATGCTATGACAGCTGGCGGTGCTGTAACGGATATAACGCCTAGTGGATTAACTGCCGGGCGTGCAGATGCAGATACAGGCGCTGGATTTGGCACAGGTTTATATGGGCAAGGGCCGTATGGGGTTAGTAATCCTGCTGTAACTAATACTATAAATCCAGCAAGTGTATGGTCGTTAGATACTTTTGGTCAAATATTACTAGGTGTATTACCTGATGATGGTAAATTATACGAATGGAATGTAGATGTTAATGTTGATGCTACACAAGTAACAAATGCACCTATAAGTAATAAAGCAGTATTAGTAACGCCAGAGCGTATTGTAATGTGTCTTGGAGCAGCGGGAGTGCCAAGAGATGTTGCTTGGTCTGACCAAGAAGATAGAAACCAATGGACAGCTGCAGCTAATAACCAAGCTGGTAACTTTAGCTTACAAACAGCTGGTACAATATTAAATGCTGTTAATGTAAAAGGTGGTAGCCTTATATTTACAGACAAAGATGTTTGGCGCGTTGTATATTTAGGGCCGCCATTAGTTTATGGATTCCCACAAGATAATGCTGGTGGCGGCTTAGTATCTTCTGGCGCAGTAACTACGGCTGATGGCGCAGCATATTGGATGTCACACGAAAACTTTTATGTTTATACAGGTTATAGCCAACCTATAAAATGCGACGTACATGATGCAGTGTTTAAAGATATTAACAGAGCGCAAATTAGTAAAGTTACTGCTTGGCATAACGCATCATTTGGTGAGGTTTGGTGGTTTTACCCTAGTGCTGATAGCACTGAAAATGACAAATATGTGGTTTATGACTACAGAGAAGGACATTGGAATAAAGGCAGTTTATCGCGATTATGCGCGACAGACAAAGCGCCATTACCATATCCAATAGCTGTAGATGCTAGTGGCAAGATATATGACCATGAATTTGGCTATGATCACAATGGTGACGTTAGTTTTGTTGAGCATGGGCCTGTTGAGCTTGGTGTTGGTGAAACTACAGCGAATGTGACCTTTATATACCCTGATGAAAGCGCACAGGGCGACGTGAGCATGACTTTTAAGACTAAGATATACCCTAACAGCGCAGAGCGTAGTTTTGGCCCTTATACGGCAACACAGCAGCCTGTACCTGTTAGAGTACATGGTAGGCAAATGCTTGTTAAGGCAATAGGTGCAGAGTCAACTAACTGGCGTTTAGGTATACCGCGTATAGAAGTAATGCCGGGGAGCAAACGATGAGGCTACCTGATGCAATGCCAACATATGATCTGATCAATGAAACAGAGACACGACGTAATATTACATATGAAATGACACAGACGCGCAAAATTAATGAAGATATAAATATAAACGCAAGCAATAGATTAATACTTACAAGCCCTAACGGAACACGCTATAGTGCAAGTATTGATAACTCTGGAGTATTAACATGGACAGCTCTGTAAATATAGAGAACCATAAAAAGCAAATTGTAAACGCATTAGCGCGTTCAGGTCACAAGCATACGTTTGATGATGTTGTAAAGGCTGTAGCTAATAATGATGCGCAGTATTGGCCAGCTAATAACAGCGCTGCAATAACGCAAGTAGCTAAAAAGTCTGATGGCACTGTTGGATTGAATGTTTGGCTGTATGGCGGTGATTTAAAAGACTTTTATCTTTTAGTAAATGCCGCAAAAAAACACGTTAAAGACTTAGGCGGTAATTTTATAATGACATTTGACCATCGCAAGGGCTGGAACAGATTATTAAAAAAACTTGGTTTTGTTGAGCATGGCAAAACTTTAATATGGAGGCTCTAATGGGCGGCAAGAAAAAAGTAGTAGAAGAAACAAGGGAAGATTTAAGTGATTTCTCAAGACAGCAATATGATACTATTAGTGGCAATGTTAATCGGTTAATGGGCCAAGAGTTTACACCTTATTCTGGGCAAAGAGTAGCTGGTGTAAGTGATTTGGAGCGAGAGGCTGGACAAACTTTTTTAGGGCAAACAGAGGATATAAGAGGTTTGCTAAGTGATGCTACTGGCAGAATACAAACAGGCGCACAGTATACACCAGAGCAAGTACAGGCACAAAATTTTGCTAATGCCGATTTATCTGCATATACAAACCCATTTGAACAGCAAGTTATTGATGCGCAGTTAGCTGATATTGAAAGACAACGCGGGCAGACCGCAGAGCGCATTGATGCTGATGCCGCTAAGTCTGCTGCGTTTGGTGGTTCAAGGCAAGCAATACAGCAAGCCGAAAGTGATAGAAATTTTGCAGATATAGCAGCTGAAACAGGTGCTAATTTAAGATCACAAGGCTTTCAACAGGCTGCGGCTATGTATCAACAGGATGCTGCAAGGCAAATGCAAGCTGATTTAGCTAATCAACAAGCTGGAATGAGTGGTGCGGAGTTACGTATGAGAGGCGCTGGACTGTTAGGTGACATGGCTGGGCGTATGTCAGATGCTGATATGCGTGAAGCAGCTATGCGTGGTAGTTTAGGTGAACTAGAGAGAGCGCAACAACAAGCTGAACTAGATGCGCAGTATCAATCATATTTAATGGCCTATGATGACCCATATAGACGCGCACAAATACAGTTAGGTTTGTTAGGAAACACACCAATGTTACAGAATAATAGAGCAACACAGACAACAAGCGGTGGTGGACTAGGCAGCTTGCTTGGCGGTGTTGGTCAAGTTGTTGGAATGTTTAGAGGCAAATAAGCACAAGAAGGTAAGGTTATGTTTAGAAGAATGTTGAATCAGCAGAGTGGTTTGCCAAGGCGCAATCAAATGCCTATGCGTACAGGTGGTAATTTTGGTGGTAGTTTTGCGTTAAATCCATCATTAAGAAATTTATCTACTGTTATGCAGCCAAGATTTAAAGGACAAGGCGATATTGAAACAAACCCAGATATTATAGCGCCTCCATCCCCTGCAAACAACATGGGTTTTGGACAAGGCATGATGAGTAAAGTAATGCCAGAACAAGATGGTGCTGCACTAGCAAAGCAACAACTTGGTGAGCCTACAATGTTTACGCAAAACATTGACGGTCAAAGAGTGTTAAGTGATGATGAGCAATCAACTATAGATAATGCGGCATTACAAGAGCGGTTAAAGGGTAGATATGATGCACCCGGTTACTCTACTACAGATAAGATAGCTGCTATTGCTGGTGTATTAGGCGACGTATTCTCTGCACCGGGAGACAGAAACAAAACAGCGTCTATAATGCAAACGATAGAATCTAGGCGTGCTGGCGATATGCAAAGACAGCAACAAAAAGCAAGTGCGGAAATAATGGAAAAAGGCTTAAGCAACTTATCGCCAGAGCTGCAAGCACTTGCACGCGCAAATCCTGAAGCGTTTTACAGTGCTTATTTGCCAAGCATTATACAAGATGAAAGCAAGTTAGGTACTGCAAGAATAGGTCAAATAGATGCAGGTACAAAGAAAACATTAGCTGATATTGGTATGGATGAAAAAACATTTGCAGAAAACGTTAGACAGTTTGAGGCAACATTTGAACAGCGCGATAATGAAACAAAGTTAGATTATGATTTCAGAGTAAAACAGCAAGAATTAGATGAAGTGCAAAGACGTATTACTAATCAGAGGTTACAAGAAACATTAGACTTTAATATGTCAGATGCTGATAGGCGTAATGTTTTAGATCAGCAAAGGGTAGACATACAAAGACTAAACGCATTGAATAAAGAGGGTAAAACTAAAGACCCTACTGCAAAGCAGTCTGATAATGCAATGTTTTACACTAAGGCGCTAACTGCATTTAAAACAATAGACGGCAGTGATTATAATCCAGCTAAACTATTGTCAAAAATTGCGCCTTTACAAGTATTAAAAGGTGAGGACAGAGACACATATGAAACAGCTGGTGATGCCTTTATACAGGCAATTTTAAGACCTGAGTCTGGCGCTGTTATTGGGCCAAAAGAAATGATAGAGTATAGGCAAACATATTTACCGCAACGAGGTGACTCTAAAAAAGCGTTAGAATTTAAACGCCAACTGAGACTAAGCTCAATGAACAGTTTGGCGCTAGGCACAGGTGGTTTAGTTGAGCCTTATAATCCTGATGCTGTGACTACAAGTGTAACACCAAGCGTTACTAACATAGGTGGCGTAAACTATTCAACGCAAGATCAATAAAAGTAGGTAATAAAACAATGTCAGTACCAAATATTACTAGCCAAGAACAATATGATGCTTTGCTGCCCGGAACTAAATATCGTAGATCTGATGGTCAAATACGTACTAAAAGCGGTAGTGCGCCAATGCAAGCAAAGCCTCTTGATGGTTTTTTAAGCGGTTTAAGAGCAGCTGGTACAGCTGTTAGGGCTGGCAGTGGATTAATAAATCCAGCGGTTACACTAGGCGCAGGAGCTTTAACAGATTACGCTGCTGACGTTATAGAAGAACCTGTAAAAACATTAGTAACAGACCCGGCAATGGCTGTATATGATATGCCAAGTAATATACAGAAGTCTGGCGCATTAGGTGGTGGTGCGTTAGCTGCGTTGGCTACAGGCAGACCAGCGGTAGCTAGTAGGTTAGGCAAACAGGCTGCATTAACAGGATTAGAGGCAGCAGGGGGCGCTGCTGAACTTGCAGGATTCGCGCCAGCTATAGGGCCATTAGCAAAAACAGGTGTAGCTACTGCAAAAGGTATTATAAAAGCACCGGGGCAAGTATACAGAGGCGCACGCAGAGCATTTAATGTTGATAGCCCTGATGTGCCTTCACAAAGCATATCTGATGAAATTGCAGAGCAAGTAGGTACTGCTGATGAAGTTACCCCGGTAGTAGATGACGCTGTTACATTAAGAGAATCAGATGATTTATTAAAAGAACAATTTCAAGAGCTAGACCTAAATGCAAAAACAGCACGACGTAACTACAGAGAAAGACTATCAACGGCAACACCGCAGCAAATTAAAGAGCTAGAAAACATAAGCAATATAGCTATTAAAAAAAGAGATGATTTTAAATTGTCGCCACAATATAAAGATATGCGCTCTAGATCTAAGCAAAAACTTACAAAAGACACACAAGAGTCACAACAAGATAAACTCAATCTAATCAATAAAAGAGATAAATTACTTAGTGGTTATTCAGAAGATTTTCAGCAATATGTAAAAAGCATTGATAAGTATGATAACATTGTTGATGCTAGACCAAATTTTGATGTAGGCGATTTACAGGGAATCCTACCGAATAATGCGCAACTAGTAAAAA